AGTTTTCGAGGATATCGGGATTGCGTGCGAATCAAAAATACAGGAAGCGTTTGACACACGGGGATTCGGCGCATGGAAACCAAATGCAGGAAGCACCGTAAAACAAAAAGGAAGTGATGCACCTCTTATTGTTGACGGAACGCTGCGAAAAGCAATAACACACAGGACAAAATGAAATGAGTATGCCATATGTAGGACATGTCCTTAACGGATGGACGATGCCATATAAATGTTATTTTATCACCCAGACAATTAAAAATCACGTACCCGTAAATATTTCGCTGGTTAAAATACTGCGTCTGTGTTTGCAGCCGCTTACTCCGGAGGAAATACGACGAAAGCCTGAAAATGAACGGTCATGGAAATGGTATTCGGTCCTTGTCAAATCTTCAGAGAAAGAAATGAATACCGACGATTTATTATATGCTAAAGGGATTTTTTACCGGATAGATACAGTACAGCCATGGAACGATACGGGATACAGGCGGTATCATGCCACACAATACTACACAGGAAAAGGCCCCGTTTATTCTGTAATTTACAAACCTAATGGGGCAGATTCAGGAAATCCTCCGGATGAATATGCATATCAGAAAGGATATGTAGCAGTTATCGCAGGTAAAAACACTCTTTCACGAACTGATTATAATTTCACGGGATGGAATACCTCTTCAAATGGATCGGGTACGTCATATTCCGAAGACGATGAAATTGAAATCGGAACCTCAAATATCACATTATATGCACAGTGGAGCGAAGCTGTATGACAATAAAAGCTGTAATGATACTGCTCGGAGATATAATACAGAAATACATGTCACTCGAAGATGACCAGATTGTGTTATATTCGTCCGACTGGAAAATGCCGGACGACGACAGAATATATATAATCATTTCTTATTCCGGTACGTCACAAAATGTTTTGAACCTGAAAAGCGAATTTAATAGCGCGGATAATACCGAAACTATGAGTATGGCAGCTCATGAAAGATTTACTATCGATATCATGCAGAGCGGGGACGAAATTCTTGAAACAGTTCAGAAAATATTTTTTGCGCTTAAATGCCAGAATTCCATTTCTTTACAGGAAATAAATAATATTTCGATATGGCGGGAAGGGAAGGCAATCGATTTAACTGCTATTGAAGGCGCAGGAGCGTTGCGCAGATATCAGATTCCCGTTATAATTTCAAACGTACAAAGTAATAAATCGGCTGTAGATTACTTTGATAAATTTACACAGCCGCAAACACAAACGGAGGATTAAAAAGCATGGCAACATTATCGTTAGCTAATGTAATAACAGTAACGCTTTTATCGGCACTGTCAGGGATAGCAAACGCCAATACGTCAATTCTGGCGCTTATTACCCATGAAGCGCCTGTAGATTCCGGTTACGGAGATTACGGAATCTATTATGATTCTGCGTCTGTATCAACAGATTTCGGAAGTAATTCCGTTACGTATGAACTGGCTGAATTGATTTTTAGTCAGTCACCAAACATTTTATCTGGCGGTGGATATCTTGTAATCATCCCACTGAATCAAAGTGCATCGGCAACTGCTGCTACTATACTCGGTGATTCTGCTGTAGATTTAACTAAACTTACCGCAACGGATTATCACATAAAAGCTGCGGTTGACGGAGGATCTGCAACAGAAATAACAATTGGTGAACTTGACTTAACCAGTCTTGAAACAGCGGAAAGTTCCCTTAATGCCTATGCACTTGAAACAGCAGGACTTGTTTTTTCTCTTACGGGAGAACTTGGGGCTGCATCTGTCACGCTTTCATCTTTAACAACCGGGGCAAGTTCTGCAATTACATTATCTGATTCTGCATCCGGTACTGATATTGCTAAAAAACTTGGAATATCAGAAAAAACAGCAACCGGAGCAGCTGCAGGAGTTGAGAGAGTAAAAGATGCAATACTTCGTACATATGGATCAATAGATTATTTCGGAGTTATTCTGTCTGAAAAACAGACTGATGCAAACCTGCTAGAAATTGCAGCAACAATGCAGACTCTTGATAAAATGCTTGTCGTAGGCAGTAATCTTTCTGCTGATTTTACATCTGATACAGGCGTTTTTACAAAGATTACATCAAAAAGTTATACACATACTCGTTGCCTGTATCATTCTGTTTCGGCAGATGATGCTTTACAGTTTGCAGCCGGATATTCAGGCAGAGGATTTTGTATCAATTTTGACGGAACAAATACTGTACATACTATGCATTTGAAAGATATTACAGGATTAGCCGAAGATACCGGATTAACACAGACTTTGCTTACCAAAGCAAAAAATAACGGCGTTGACTGTTATGCTTCTCTTGGAAGTGCCGGCGGATCCGTGCAAAAAGTCTTTACATCAGGTGCTAATGGCTGGTTCGATTATATTTACACATCACTGGCGTTCAAATTGAGGATCATTACTGCCGGATTCAATGCCCTGGCAACGACAAATACAAAGCTCCCACAGACAGAAGAGGGCATGAATTCCCTTAAAAAGGCATATCGTGAAGTTTGTACACAGTTTGTTTCAAATGGGGCGTTTGCTCCGGGAACATGGAACAATTCGACTACATTCGGAAAACCGGAAGACCATATCAGAAATATTTCTGACGTAGGCTATTTTGTATATTCCGATCCGATAGCAAGCCAGAGTCAGGCTGTACGGGAAACAAGGAAGGCACCGTCTGTATATATTGCGGCGAAGGCGTCCGGCGCAATCCATTCAAGCGATGTAACTGTTTACATAGAACAATAGGGAGGTGAAAAAATATGGCAAGTGTAGCATTAACAGGAAATGATACAACAATACTGAATACCCGGATAATGACCGATTTTGCGGAAGGAGATTGTGTAAATTTTGAAGTCCCGAACAATCTCGTAGAAGTAAAGCCCGGGAAAAATGGAAACGCTATTTATGCATTGAATGCAGCCGGAGCACAGATAAATGTAACTATGCGCCTTATCGCAGGGAGCGCAGACGATAAATACATGAACTCTGAAATGAATACGTATAAAAATGACCCTCCGTCATATACGCTCATTGCGGCAGAGTTTGTAAAACGGGTAGGAGACGGAAGCGGAAATATCACAAATATTATTTATCAGCTTTCCGGGGGAGTTATTCAGAAATCCGTACCGACAAAAGAAAATGTGAATGGAGATACCGAACAGGCAGTTTCTGTTTATACTTTGGTATTCACGAACAGCAAGAGGGTATTGAGCTGATGAAAATATTCAACGGAAAAGAACTGGATATTACGCTTGGTTCTTTTCAAGAGGCAGACAATCTTTTTAAGGCTGTCTGCCGTGCCCTGAAAGGAAATAAAATTGATCTTCCTGACAGTCTTAAAAGCGATTTGTCAACAGGGCAGTTATCGGGAATTCTTGACATGCTCCTGTCGGTAATTTCTGACGATGAAATAGAATCCTGTATTTTTGAGTGTGCTAAACGGTGTGGAATAGGTCCGACTCACGAAAAAATAAACATTGAATATTTCGATATTTCCGAAAATAGGCAGGAATATATTCCGGTGATGCTTGAAATAGCAAAGGCAAATCTTGCCCCTTTTTTGAGCGGCATCACTTCATCATTAGGAGTACCGGACATACAGAAAATAATGTCAACACTCCAGAAACAGAAATCAACTATCCCGAAGAAAAAATGATTGCTCTGCGGCTTGCAAAAGAAGGATACTGGGGAGGAGATCCTGAACGCGTTCTAAACGGGCGCGTTGATTTAGTCCTTGAGGCCGCAGAGTACGAAGTTTTCATAAACAAATATATTGAAGCTGGTGCCGGAAGTTAGCCCTGTATAAACAGGGCTTTTTTTATTATTCCGGGTTGTTCGTTGAGCCTAAAAACTCTTCATTTCCTTCGTACGGGATGCAATATTCCCAACTGTCAGTCATACAACAATAACTGAATTCACTTCTGTTGATATGTCTTTCAAAAAAATCAGTACTCCAAATTTGATTGATTTTGTCTCTTACAAGCACTTTTTCAAACGGTTTGAATTCGTGCTCCGGTTCTTTGTATGGTTCTGCATGAGCAAATACACCTCCATCTGCTCTAAAAGGGAAGCCCAATAATTCAAAACCATAAACAACGCGCCTTACCTTATCGGCTTTTTGATTATTCCATACCCAACAGTCAACCGGTTCATCTCTTTTCATTGCGTCAAGCAACCATTCAGGACAATTCATATTAATACCTCTTGTATTACATTATAACATTGTAATGCACTCTGTCAAGATGCAATTGCAGATTCCGTGATAATTATATATAATACAGTTATGAATATTCTTGATTTGTTCGCACATATCGGATTAAAAGCCGATACCGGACCTGCAAACGAATTCCTCAAAACAATTACAGGGACTCAGGGACAACTGCTAAAGGTTGTTGCGAGTACTCTGTCTTTTGCAACTGCAATCAAAACGATGAATGCAGCTTTCAATGATGCTCTGGGACTTGCGAAGTTTGAGCAGAATACAGGAATGTCGTCGGAAGCTATGCAGCGGTGGACGCAGGTTGCAGATCAGGTAAATGGCGCCGGCGCGTCAGTAGCGGCAACTCTTGACGCAATAGCGGCAAATCAGGAAAAAATAAAATTCGGTGAAGGAAACATTTCCGGATACCAGCTTTTAGGCATAGACCCGAAACAGAATCCAATAGATATACTCGAACAAATAAGGACAAAATCTGCCGGACTGCCGAACGAAATGAGACGGAATATTGCTCAGGAATTCGGAGTTTCCCGTGATTTAGTCGCAACTCTCGAATTAACAAATGAGCAATTTGATAAAATGTCTCAAAATGCCTTCGTAATTCCAGAATCGTCTATACAGGGGCTTATGAAGGCACGCGCTGAACTTGTACAGCTTAAAAATCAGATAAAATTTACTCTCGATGAAGCTGTTGTGAAAGCATTACCGTTAATTGAAACCGTTGAAAAATGGATTATGAAAATAGTAACGGCGGTGAGCAATGCAGGAATAATGATTGACAGACTGGTTAAATATACAATCGGCTGGAAAAATGCAATTATCGGCCTTGTAGGCATTTTTGCGCTGCTTAATGCGTCTTTTCTTGCGTCTCCGATAGGACTTTTTACGATAGGTATTATTGCGCTGATTGCCGTCCTTGATGATTTATATGTGTATTCCTCCGGAAAAGGAAAAAGCATAATGGGATATATTGTCAATAAATTCCCTGCAATTGGAAAAGCATTTCAATGGTTGACCGATTTAGTACAGGGGCTTGTTGAAATATTGAAATTCATATTTACCGGAAATACAGATTCTTTAGATAAATTTATTGATAAATGGAGTAAATTAGGAGGAATTTTTACCGGAATTGCAAATGTAATTAAAACGATAAAAGATTTTTTTGCTGATGATAAAACTGGTAAAAAACAATCATGGCTTGATAATTTCAAAGCAATGCAAAGTACTATGTTTGATGTTATACTTAAATCAAATCCTGTTACAGCTCCTTTTGCATATATTAAAGATATTGCATCAAATTTATTTTCTGGAGGAGCAAAAAAAGACAGTAAATCTTCTTCTGGAAATTCAACATCTACTACAGAAAACAGTTATAATTTCACCGTTACTGTTTCCGGTGCCGATAATCCGGAATCAACGGGAGAAGCTGTAGCAAACCATGTACAGAAAAAACTTACCGGAGTTCAGACAAACAGGTCAGGGAGTAAAACAGAAAAATGAGCGCAAATCTTGACTTAGATACATATCTTTCCGCTGAAAATTCTGTTATAGTATCCTATCCGGGAGCACAGGGAATATCTGGATTTATTTTCGATATTCCTACAGGTGAACGGATAACACTTTCTTCTGATATTTCAGAACATTATACAGAAAATGGATCATATGTTAATGATCATATTGTAAATAAGCCTGTCGAAATTACCCTTGACGGATTTATTGGAGAGCTTGTATATACCAAACCGAAAAAAGGAAGTCTTGAATATACGGCGAATCAGATTACAGATGCATTGCAGTCTGTTGATGCATATACAGGGCTTGCCGGATACACAGCGGAAATGTCACAAAAGATAGCTGCCCTGGCTTCACAGGTTGCTTATGTTGCGAATCAGTACAACGCCATAAAAAAGAAAGCTACAAATCTACTCAATTATTTATCCGGAAGTGAATCGACAGAAACTCTGCAGCAGGCAGCTTATAAAAAACTTTACGGTTTTTGGAAATCGAAACAGACAGTTTCCGTACAGACTCCGTGGCAGTATTATGCAACAATGGCAATTGCAAGTATTGTCGCGTCCCGGGATGATAAATCAGATGATTATACCGATTTTTCTATTACGTTGAAGGAAATGCGGTTTGCCGATGTAGAAACAACGACGTTTGACCCGAAATCATTTTCCGCAGTTGACGCGCAGTCATCAGCAACTAAAAATATCGGGAAAGTTTCAGGAAGTACAACAGATCCAAATTCAGGATTATATGATGCTGCAACTGTATTTCACGGGGGGCAACTGTATTGACGCTTATTAATGGTATTACTGCATATCCAACACAGACTTTATCCGTTTCCGACCCGAACGGAAACGGGGATATCACATTTACATTATATTATCGAAGCAGAACAAGGGAATGGACGGCAGATATATCATTTGGAGATAATTTTACTGTCAACGGAATAAAACTCGTTGTTTCTCCAAATCTGCTTTACCAGTGGCATAATAATATTCCGTTTGGGCTGCTCATTCAAAGTAAAGACGGACTCGACCCTCTTTTTATTGATGATTTTATTTCCAACGGAAGAGTAAAAATGTTTCTGCTTACTAGTTCCGAAGTTGTTACAATGCAGAATCTTGTTATTTCCGGTGAGGTTATGGGATGAAATTCCTTAGAAATTATCAGATTACAATAACTTCCCCTGCAGGATATACGGTAAAAATAGAACCGCCGTTTTCTGCCGATATACAGGTAGACAGGTCCATGCGTGCGTCAATGAATAACTGTGATATTACCCTTTATAATCTTGCTCCATCGACGAGGGCTGTAATTTATAAAGACAAATACACATGGACGCAGTACTGGCAGATGTCAGTTATGGCCGGATACGAAAATAATCTGTTTCAAATATTTCTTGGCAACATAACCGAAGCGTATTCCTATAAGCAGAATACCGACTGGATAACAAAAATTGTTGCCTATGACGGAAGTTATCAGATTAATAACGGTTTTATTGCACAGTCTTTTTCATCCGGGACGAATATAAAAGATATCATAAAACAGGGCGTTACTTCACTTCCAAAAATGCTTTTCGGAAGTATGGGAAGTGCAACTGATGGAACACTTTCACGCGGATTTGTTGCTCTGGGCAATCCATTTGAGAGCATAAATACGCTGACAAATAACGAAGCGTTTGTTGATGAAGAAACGCTTCATGTATTAGGAAATACCGAAGTATTGAAAGGTGACGTTTTTTTGCTTGACGGGAATAATATTTTTGAAACTCCGCGCCGGCGCGATGCATATCTTGAAATAACAACTATTTTTTCGCCTGAAATAAAAATTGCGCGTATCGGGCAGATTAAAAGTGCCGATACGCGCTATAATGGACAATATCAGATATGGGGAGTTAAGCATACTCTGTCCGTCCGTGGAGACAGCGCAGGAGACGCTACAACGGAACTATCGTTAAATGCAGGCGCTAAAGTTTTTTCGGAGGTATCATAAAATATGGACATAGATGTAAGCAATGAATTACCTCCAGACCTTAATACAACGCTTGATAATTTGAAAAAAGAAATATTTTCAACATTGAATTGCATTCAAATCGGAAAAATCAACTCGATAAAATCAGACGAAGGGACGGTTGAAGTAGAATTACAGATAAAAAGGCTTGCAGTAGACGG